CCAATCCAAGTTTTTACACTCCAAGTACTTGTTGCTTTGTTTAATACATATTGTGTTGAACTATTACTATAATAGATATCAGTTCCATCAGTCCATATTTTATCGCCATTAAAATCAGTCAACCCAATCCAAGTTTTTACACTCCAAGTACTTGTTGCTTTGTCTAGCACATATTGTGTTGTACCATTACTATAATAAATATTATCGCCATCTTTCCAAATAAAATTACCACCTCTAAAATCAGTCAACCCAATCCAAGTTTTTATACTCCAAGTACTTTTAATATAATATCTACCATCTGACTGACTTTTTGTATACGCGTCAATAATTACATCAACCGCCTTTGCAGTTGGCGTTAGTGCAGTGCCATTGACTTTGACTGTTTCTATGACATTTACTTGTGCTCCTGATGCAATTCCACTTAACTTTGTTGCTTCTGCTGTTGTATAACTTGCGGTTGTGTTATCAAGTATTGCCTTGTTGCTATGAGTATGCGTTTGTGAATATGCCGTATCATAGTTTGTCTTATTTGTTGCTGTTATATGTTGAACCAATGGGTCTTCGTTTGGTAATCTTAAATTTATGTGCCTTAATGCCAATGGTGTGTTTATATAAGTTCCATATCCATCGCCTTTATAATAATAAACTGTTGTATCACTTGTTGCTGTTGTACTTGCGTAAATTCTGCAACCTAATCTGTCTGTTGTTAAAACAGTAAAACTTGGTTGAATTTGTGTTTGCAAATTAATTCTTTCAGGTGTCGTGTTGTTTATTTCATCGGTCGTTTCTGAAAATAAAACTGTTTCGGTAGTATCGCTTCTCTTGAAAACTTCAAATCTTAATCTACTATCATCAGTTGCCGAAGAAACATAACCATAAAAACTTATAAACCAAGTTCCAGCATCTAGTGATGTTGTGCCAACAATTCCATCAAATAAATAAGTTTCAGCCAAAACTTCATTATCATTTACCACTGTTGAAACAATTGTTTCTGATGTGTCATTTATATATGAAAGTTGTTTATAAGTGCCTACAATAGTAGATGTTAAATCAGTTAAGTATACATCAGCGGGAGAACCACCGCCACCAATTGTAATGGTTTTCCAAGCTTTATCTGTTCCGACCCATCCCAAAAACTTATTTTCGGCGTCGGTAGGAATTGTTGGTAATAATGGCTCTTTCAATGCCAACTCATCGTAAACCGCTTTCGCACTAGGGTATTGTGTATCGGTTGAACTTGCGTTGATAGTTGTTGTCTTGTTAGCAACATCTTCTGGCACATAACCAATATTTGTGTTTAATGTATCCCAATTTGTGCTTGTTTGTGCTGGTGTATCAATCTTTGCTATTACCCAATCGCCAACTTGTACTGCGACACCGCCAAGTGTTCCCGCAACTGAAATCGCCCAAGCATCGCCTTTTAGAACTGCTCCACTTTCGCCAGAACCACCAGTCGTTGGATATGTGTTTGAAGAAGCATCGTATGCTCCACGATAATCTAACAATCCCGCAACTTTTTCATTTACATAGTCATAAATAACTTTACAATTAAAATATTTTGTTGTTGAAGCATAATCAGTCGCAACACTATTTGATTTGTTGGCGACATCTTCTGGCGTATAACCCAAAGCATCTTGCTTGCCATTAAATGTAATCCAGTCAAGATAAGACAAATACCCGCTTAATAAACTTGTCGCCGCTTGTGTTGCTATTGTATGTTCTGCTTCTGTCAAATGATATTCTTCATCAGTTGTTCCGCCTTGCAATCCTTCTAAATCATTATGACTTGGCACTGATGTATATAAAAGTGCTGTTAATGGGTCTATCGCCACTGGATTTGATTCAGTTGTTTTTTCAATTGCTCTACCACCACCCAAAGTTGCCTCTGTCATTTGCGGTAAAATATACTCATTTCCAGCGTTTAATGTGCCATCTGCTACACCTAATGCATAAATTTGGCTCATTTGATTATTTGGTATAATACATTTTACAACATCACCTATTCTTAATTCGCCAGCATTTCGCAAAATAGATACATTTGTATATATTTTTTTATCTATTTCAACAGAAAGAACACCATTGTCTATTGCGACAATTCTACCATCTCTTTGTTTATCTCGTGGCATTTGATTGGCTAATTCTTGGGCAGAGTTTAATACTAATGTTTTTATTGCATTTGCTATTTTTTTACCACTTTGACTATCAAGTTTATCCAATTCCACACCTCCATATTTTTCGTTATTGTGCCATTTGCTAGAATTGCACTAGCATTTTATTCTTTTAATGACATACGGGGTAATAAATACCCCTATTTTAAGTTGTTCTTAATTTATAATTTTGTGCCACACCAATAATTTGGTCAACAAATCCTTTGTAATCATTTCCATCATATACTACTTTGTCTATACTAAAACTATATGTATCACCAGAAGTCGAATTAGTGCCTTTTAAGTATTGTGCTGGACTATTTGCGATAGACATTAATTTCATTGTATCTGAATTTGGTATCACCCCGCTCCCTTTCGGTAAGTTTACAATTTCGGGACCATTTTCGCCTACAATACTTGCTCCGCCTTGAAAACCATATGTTCCAGTCGCATTTTTAGGTATATTAGGGATTGTCGATTTAATTTCTGGTGTAGTAATATATTTACTTAAAAATTCTTTCATACCAGTGATTGATAATGCAAGAAACTCTTGTACCTTTTGTGCATCCATAAAATATTCTCGCAAATCATTATTGCCCGCGTCTGATTGGTCGATTATTGCTTGGTCATAATATTCTTGTACTTCACTTAATCCCGCAATTGCAACACTAAGATTATCAAGACCAGCATCATCAATCGCCGATTGCAAGTTAGTTTGTGCTTCTTCTATTGCCGATGTATCTTGTTCGTACACAAAACCTTTGCCAGCACGGAAGATTTGTGTCTTTTTTCTTTGTGCTTCTGCCAATGCGGCTCGTGCTTGCTCAATTTTAAGCAATTTTTCTTGTGTTTCTTTTTCTTCTTTAAGCGTTGACTGATATTCCTTCAACGCACTAAGTTTATCTTCAAGTGCATTTATCATATAATCTGTTGTTTTTAATGTTTCAACTTGCTCTTCAAAACTCGCAGTTATACTATCAATATAATCTTTGTTAGATTTATAAAGTTCCGAATAGTCAGTTTTTAATCGCGTAATCCAATCTTCAATTTTTTGATAATTAGCGATTTGCTCTTCCTCAGATGATGATTTAAGAAATGTTTGAATTTCATTTTGTAGTTTATCAATTTCGTTTGACAATCCCGATGTTAAAAATTCAGTACTCGCCACTATTTCATCATTTTTTTTAGCAAGAGTTATTATATCGGCATATGTTTCCTCCCAAGAAGAAAGTACGCCTTTATAATATTCGAGATTAGCTTTATCTTTGCCAGTAAGTTGCCCACCTTGAGAAATTTGTTTGTCAAGCAATTCATCATATGCACTTTGATAAGATTGTTTCCTTGCAGCTATATCCGCAGAAGACATACTTAAAATATCATTTATAGCAGCAGTCTTTTGATAATTCCCAGATGTTCTTCCAGCAAGTTTTATTATATTTCCGGCACTCATAGTTGCCAATTCCGCTTGAAGTGCATTTTGAACTTCTTGCCGTTGCCTTGAAAGTACCGCCAATTCTAATTTATTTAATTTCTCAGTGTTTTCTTCATATTTACCATTTAATAAGTCTAATGCTGCCGCTTCATCACCATAAGTTAAAATAAGTTCTTTTCTTATGTCTGCAAGTCTACTTATTTGCGATTCGCTTTTGTTCTCTGTATTATAAATTGAAATATATTCTGCCTTTAATGCTTGCAAAGATTCAATTTCTTTATCGGTTGCATCCACAAGTTCCATTGATCTCTTTGCTTCTTCTTCCATTGCTGCACTATGAGCATTTGCCCACATTACAATTGCCGTAATTACAAGCATTATTGCACCTATAATAAGTTGTAATCGTGCCATTGATAATGATAATTTGTTTGTGGCAACATCAGCAGCACTAACCGCCAATGCTGTTTCTTTAAACATTTTCGCCATATGCATTGCTTTTAACATTACAAAAAGATTTTTTAGTGCCATACCAGTACTAACTAATGCTAAAATAGTAACGACAAGTCCACCAGTATTTGTAGAAAATTTCAAAACGCTTTCCGATGCTGTCACTATCCATTTTACAATACCTGAATTTATCGTGGCATCTGCCAATTCTTGCCAAGCATTTTGTAATTTTTCAAGTCTCTTTTATATTTTTAAACAATCGCTACTTGTCTAAGTTTAATTTATTTATTATTTTATTTTTATATTTTTCGTTTTTTAAATCTTTATAACTAATTTCTATAAGATTTATATCATTTAATTTACAATAGTCTTTTTTTATTTTATCCCTTTTTTGTTGATAAATAAATCCTTTTTCGCCACCAAAAAATTCTATTGGTTCATAATGCTGTATTCCATTAACTTCTATACAAGCATTATAAGATGGCAAATAAAAATCAAAACTTAATAAATTTTTATATTTACAATCATCAAATGAATATTGATATATAAAATTTATTTTTAAATTTGATAATAAATTATTTACTTTTTCTTCACCACTTGATGTTTTACTCCAACATTTAGGACAACATCTTGCACTATCAGACATAAAATAATGCCAAGTACTTATAAATTTATCTCCACATTCACATTTAAACTCAAGGGGATATTCCTTGCCAAAATATTGTGTACTTATTAATTCACAATTAATATTATTAATTTTGATAAAATTTTTTATATTGTGAATAGTATATGGATTTGATATATCAAATTTATTGGCTCCAAAATTTCTTTTCATTGCATCTATTGAAGTAATCACAATATACCTATCTTTGTTAATGAATGGGTATCTACCTTTAATTGAAAACTTATTTTTATTTAAAAATTTATAATTATTTTTATCTGCAATTTTATTCAATTCTTTAAAAGAGGTTTTAAGTTTGTCAGCTCTTGATTTTATCCCACAAGTCTTACATTGTTTATATTGTTTGTTTAAAAAATTAGAAAGAGAACAATTATATTTATTTCCGCAACTACATATTGCATTTATATAAATTCTATTATTTATTTTATGTAAACTTGTTGCAACTGTATTGCTACCTTTTAATTTTAACCATAAATTTATATTATACAATGTAAATTTATTTGAATTCCCAAACTTTAATGGTTTGTATCCTCTTACTATATGATTATAAGTAGATACATATTTATATCCATCTTTTTGTTGCAATTCTAAATTTTGTTTGTTATTTTTATATTCTTTTGATAATAATAAATAACCAAAAGCATATAATTTATTTTTTACTTCCTTATATTCCATTTTTTAATCCTAATAAATAAATTAAACCTCATAGTTTCCTATGAGAATAGGTCATATCTTACACCTACGACATTACTCGTTTAGGGCAACCCTTTTCTTCCCCTTAGCATTGGGGTTCTACTCTCTTCCGAGATGACCGTCGAGCGTTTCTCTGTTCGAGACTTCGTTGCTGATTGCCTATTTCAATCATAATAAGTTTTTATTTATTATGATTTTATACAATTAATTTTTAAACATTCACACTTGCACATATTTCATTGCTATGTTGTAGTTTAATTGTCTTTAAGGTTTCCCAGCAGTTAAAGTTGTCTTCTTATATATATTTCTATACATAATGGGCTATCAATTTTTGAAAATTTTTAACCCTGAATACTTTCTAGGTAGGCAGCTTGTTCTTGAGCTGCCGAACCCGAGGATTGCATTGCTGTTTCGACTGAACCTTCTACAGATTCCCAATTTGTTAAAATACTTGACAATACATCCATTCTTTGCTTTCCAGCAACAGTATTTAATAATACAGATTGAGCATTTTTAGTAAGTCCATCCCATTTACTAGCAAGTTCGCCTAATATATCATAAGTATCTCGCAATTGACCATTCATATCAAAAACATCAATACTTGCGTATTTTTCAAGTGCTTTACTTACATTATTAGCAAGTCCTTCTTCGACTTCCATATCTTCATTAAGTCCCGCAATTCTTGCCGCAAGAGTACTTATTCCTCTCGCAACTCTCTCATCTTGCAAAACTTCGTAAGCACCAGTTACAAGTGCCATTGTTTCTTCAATAGAATTTCCATATGTTGTCATTGTACCAGAAATTCTTTGCACCATATCTGCCAAATCTCCAAGATTTACAGCATAGTTATTACTTATCTCGTTTAATTCATCTAATAATTTTCCCGCTTGAGAAATTTCTAGATTTGCACCTTTTAATATTGAAATTAAATAAGTAGCCGCTTCTCCCGCATCAGTAATATTTTCAGCAACATTAGTAAGCGTAATAGCAGTTTCTGCCAAATTAAAAGCATCTTCTAATGCATAACCAGCACGAGCAAATTCTGTTACAGCGTTAACTACATTTGTTGCAGTTGTACCAAGTTGTGTGCCTAAATCATAAGCTCTTTCTTTTACATCATTAAGTCCTTCTGCTGTTAAACTTGTAACTTTTTTCAAGTCGGTTAGTGCTGTATCCATTTCCACAATCGCAGAAATCATACTACGAATAGAACGGGTAACTGAAGAAACTAATGTTCCAATCAAAAACCATTGGCTGAATTTCAAAATCATATTGCCAACAGATTGAGCTGATTCTTTTGTTTGTACATTAAGTTTTTTTGTTGCCGTTGTCGCTTTTTTTACCGATTCAGTATAATTATTTAATTGTGTATTCGAGGAAGTGGCATTTGTGATTTTTGTACCCTCTATATTAGTTGATCCAACAGCTTTCAGCCCACCTAATTGCTTCTTTACAGATGCAGTATCTATTTGCACTTTAACAATTAATGGATTTATTTGTGTTTGTATCTTTTTCAAAGAGGTATTTACAGATGCTACATCAACACTACCAGTTAAAGATATATTAAAATTATTATTCGCCACTAAACCACCTCCTTCATAAATAAACTAAAATTTTATTTGATACCGTATTTCGCAAGATGTCTTCTTGCCATACCATCCCAATTTTGATTTAACCAATTTATTGTTATATCAAAATATGGTTGTCTTGATTTGCCACCAAAATCGTTTTCGCTGTCGACACCGCTAACATTTAATATATCTGCCAAAAATGTTCTTCTATCTATTCCTTGCCTATAATTACCATGAACATAAGGTTGACTAGCACTTGGTTCAGACATTGACATTGGATCGTGAAATATTTCGCCAACAATTTGATTCGCTATTGTCTTTGCCTTGTCAATAAACCAACTATCTAAAAACTCATAAGTGGGCTTACCATTGCCATCTGCATAACTTACATTTGGAAAATAATCATACTCATATGTATATGTAATAATATTTTTCTTTAATTTCTCTAAAATTTCATCAGCGATTTCATTTATCACATTTTGTAAAATTCTTTCAATTGCTAATTTATATTGTTGCGGTGTAGTAAAATTCATAATTCACCACCTTATTTTGATTTTTGTTGCTTAACATCTTTGTCTGTAATTTCATTTTTTGCCACAATGATAGATTCTTTAACACTTTGCCTTTTATTTGAAAGTTTAACTACATTTTTAATTATTTTTTTTCGTTTTTCCTCTTTTTGCTTTTCAGTAAAATCTTCATTGCCTTTAGCATAAGCATTATTTTCGCTAGCAACTTTTATCATATCACTAAATGCTTTTGGGTTGTCCTTGTTTAGTTGTGAAATCATCTCGGTTGTTTCGCTTAGTGTTTTTTCCATATCTTTTTCGCTTGGAATTGTATTTCTAATTAATTCAAGTGCATAATTTACATTTGCAAGTTGAATTGCATCATATATCATTTCCCAAACCAAATCATAATTTGTTATATTGTTTTTTAGTATAATAGACAATCCTGAATTTTCAAACATTTCAATTTGATTTATTTTGGCATCGAAATTTAATATTTTTTCATTTTCAGTTTCTTGTACATCAACACCCGCAACATTTACATTTGTACAAAGTTCCGCAATACACATATCAAATATTATGTGAACAATAGGGAAAGTCATAAATTTATCCCCACTTCCAGAAATAAAATGCTTTAAGCAAGTGTCGCATATAAGCAAAGTGTCGTTTATAGGTATAAAATTTTGCATCTCTATTTTTTGTTTACCAATTTTGGCGATTTTTATAACCTCTTGTTGATTTTGTATAATAATTTTATTCATAATTTTTCTCCTTTAATTCCTTTAATGCATTTATGTACTGTTTTTGTGGCATTTAGTACCATTATTTTCAATGTTTTATATAATCTCAATAAAGTTATCGACAATAATACAAATACTTGCTTAATGTACCTAAAAACGCAAAATACAATGCACGCCATTTTCGGAGTTGCACCGATTGTTCTTTTTATGGCATATGAAGGGCAATAAGCCCTTTGTTTATTAATTTTTAATATCATTTTTAATTGAATGGAACACCTTGTTTATCTCGCTTAAATTCCAAATCCCATGCAAATACACAAACCTCTCCACTTATTTCAGTTCCAGTTGATGCAATTCTCCTCAAGACTCCAGACAATATATCGCCCTCTGTAAAAGTTGTTGCTGAAATTGTAAAATCTACACAATAAACCTGATATTGAGATGATTTATCTGTTAAAATTGTAATTTCTTTTAACGCCTCAGTTGTTGTATCTGACAATATATCATCACAATCACTTTTTGCCCAATTAAATTGCAATCTAAATTTATCACCAACATCCTCTGCCGAAGTTAACCAAATATGTACAGATAAAATAATATCAGTATATCCATCCCATCTTCTAGGAGTTTTTATTGAAACGAAAAGTTCTTCATTGTCAGAGTTGTATATTGGCAAGGAAAATCCTGAATGTGCTCCCCTAAATATTTGAGTTGGTTTGCCTTGTGCCGTTATGCTTGTATAAGAAAGTGATGGTCTTTGTGCCAATGATATATTATTGTATGATTGATAACTCATTTTAATCTCCTAATTTGTTTATTGTATATTCTAAACTCATATATAATAAATTTACCACATCATTTGCCGTGTCTAATTCATCGTTTCCAAGCCTACTAAATTTGACAACCAATATTCTATCATTTATATTCGGAACATTTAATTGCATATAATTATAACTATATCCATTTGCAATAGAATTTACAGCATCGGTTTGATAAATTGTATCATCTGGTATTATTGTTGAAGTATCTTGATTTGGTTGCTCATATAAATACATTAATTCCCATCTTACATTACCTGTTGTTGTTGGAGAACTCCAAGCAAAACCTATAGATGGTGCTATGCTTTTATCCATATCTCTTGGCAATGCAATTGAAAAACTAACATTATTTTCATCATTAGCGACAAATTCATATGAACCATTTATGCCAAAATTTACATAAGAAGCAGGCTTTAAAAGAGGTGCTTTTAATGCACCAAGTCCTATTTGAACTATTTTTTTTACTTTGCCATTACCACTAATTATCATTTTGCCATTTTCATCAAACCTTGTAAAACTTGATTTATCTGGAGATCCAAAAGATTGCTCTTTGCTCATATATCACCTCCCTAAATCACATACCATTCTATACCATTAGAATATAATGTAATTGAATTATAATTAGAATTTATTACATAATTTGCTGAACCATCTATTAACTCACCACCTTCTCCAACAATTGTAATATTATTAGTACCAGCCAAACCACCAGCATCTTTAATTGTAAAACTTCTTCCTGAAATCAATTGTGCAGTTGGTATTGTTATTATTACCGTACCAGTCGCAGAATAAGTTGAATGTATCAAATCATCTGTGCTTAATATGGTATAAGTTGAATTTGGTGCAGTTACTATATTTAGTTTTCGCAAATCTACTGTTTGCCATTGTGGCAATGTGCCTGTAGATTTTAAAAACTGACCATCTGTGCCAATAGATAATTTTGTCATAATTCCGCTAGAATTTGTATAATACAAATCTCCAGTCGCATCAGATCCAAGTGCCATATATGCCATCGCAATAACCATCGGAACGGGTGTTAAGTTCGAAGAATATCCAAAACTAGAAGGATTAAATATAACCGAACCACTTGTAAATGAAGTATATGCTGTACCACTATTTATAATACCATAAACGGTTAAATTTGTATTCGCTAAAATATTTGGTGTTACTGCACCGCCATCATTGTCGCAATATATCGCATATTCTCTTGTGGCATAGTTGGTGTTTACAATCTCACTGTTTACAATATTTATTGTACCGCCAGTAGATTTTATTAAAAATGGATAATCACCACCACCAACATCTCCAACAAGCGGAAATTTCATATTTGTATCTATAAGCGTTAAATCGCCAGTGCTTAAAATTTGATTATTATTAGTTGAGCCTCTTATATATACGCTTGCAGTTGAATTAATTGTAATTATTCCGCCACTAATATTTGAAGTTGTTAAGTCAGAAAACCCATTAAAAGTAATATTTCCAACAAAAGTTCCATTGTTTCCAATTATTCTACCAGTATCACTAGAAGCGAATACTATATTTCCACTCAAAATTAAATTATCATAAAAGAAATTTTCATTTGAAATTGTTATTGTTCCAGTTGTTGTTATAGTCGCACCATTTCCATAAATTCGCATAGGTTTATCTATCAATGTTATATCAGAACTTCCCGCACTATATGTGCCATAAGCAAAATGTATATCAAAACCAGTCGCCTCGGTTAAACTTTCAGCAACTGAGATAAGTCCAGCAATAGTTTTCACTGGGTATGTTATAGTACCAACATTAGCATCATCGCCTAATACACTATCAACATAAATTGAATTACTAATTTCTTTTAAAGCAGAATCATCAGTAGATAATTCATCTATTGCAGATTTTACATCAGTAGCAGTTAACCCACTTGTCGTATTATCAAAAAATATTGATGATGCAGATGTCGTTAAATGCAATGTTCCACCAGTATTATTTAATGTAGCACCACCAGTAGACACTGCATCGGTATATAAATCAGCACCAGTTTTTAGGTTAATAATTGTATCTATACACATTGAAGCACCAATATGAAATTCGCTTCCCGTTTCAAGATTTATTGTGCCACCATAATTTTCAATTGCTATAATTTCCATATAACAATCTGTAAATGTATGTGTGCCTTCAAAATATCCATTTTGGCACGCAACAACACCAGTAACATTTGTTAAATCAATATCTGAAGTCCATATCGTAGTACCACCACTTATTTGAACATAAGCATCGCTAACACTACAAGATACAGTCCATGCACCAGTCGTTATTGAACAATCACTAATTTCTGCCAAAAATGGAATTGTATATGTGCCAGTTGCAACACCAGTTACTTTTAAGTTTTTTAATCTAAAATGTGGTGCAGTTAATGTTAATGTACCACTTAATATTGTTTCGCCATATCCTTCAAGAGTAACAAAATCTTTATTTATTTCTATTGCTTCTGTATATATACTACCAGTAGCGATTTTTATTACAAATCTATTGCTCGAACTATTGCCAGTTATTGAATCCATTGCCGCCATTATTGTTTTGTATGGATAAATATAATTTCCAATCTCAGTATAAGTATCTGTTCTTTTGTTATCAACATACAAAACATTGGTTGTTTGAGAAATGGAATCTTTTATTAAATCAATAGCACTTTGCACATTATCTGCATCAATGTCGCTTATCGTGCCATCAAATGGCATTTCATTCGCCATAAATGGTACATTTACGACATCGCCACTTACCAATATAAATTCTATTCCATTAGCTTCTGTATTAAGTCGTATATCTGTTATTCCTATTGCACCATATTGCAATGCAAATCTTTTCGCAACCGCTGTGACAACTGCCAAAGAAACACCTTGTCGTTTGTTTTCCATAAGTTTTTATTCCCCCTTTATCTTAAAATATCATAATTTAATGTTACAGTACCAGCAGTTTTTACTCGCAATGTTGTAACTTTATGGTTAGTTCCGCTTGAATATGCAATCCCCTCAATTAAATCATTGTAAATATCGCCATTTATACTTATTTGATTATCAGCATCAAATATTGCATCGAAAATCATATCAATACCTTTTTTTTCGCCATTAGGACCTACGACAAAAATCGCAACATAATCACTCGCCTCAGTAATCCCAAGTCTTTCCATTATACTTGCCTTTACAGTCGCATTTTGCAACAAATCTTCATTTGGTGTCGTTGTTGTAACTTTTACTATTCTATACATAATTCATCTCCTTATATTTGTTCAATTTTATTTGGGTTGTGTTTGCAATATTTTGCATTTTCAGTATGCTCTGGCATTTTCTTTGTTGCACAATATCTACAAAAATAACAATAATCATTAGTTGCCTTGCATTTTATCCCAACAAGCAACCCATTTTTGAAAATTTGTGCATTTTCACATTTATAGTTATTCATATTATTTCTCCAATACACATACAAAAGGTACAATTATGTACCAATTGTTTCGTTGGGATTTCACCAACTCATCAGTGTGTTTAATTTTTAATCATTAGTTACAGTTAAAGTACAAGATGCTTCAATTGTAGGCACTGCTGTAATATTAACAGTAAGCAATGTAGTTCCTGTACCAACAGTTGTTACAATACCAGTATGTGCACCTATTGTAGCAGTCCCAACTGTAGCACTTACAAAGTCCAAATCTGAATTAGGAGCAATAAAAGAGTTTCCACCCTTTACTGCCCAAACTCTCAATGTAGATGTTTCTGCAAGTCCATTTATTGCGAAATCTCCACCTTCAATTGCAAGACCGCTAACGCCATCATACCAATTAGAAGTGAAAATATCTTCTGTAATTCTAGCATAATAAGAACCATCGGTGCATCCACCAGTAGAATCGCTATATGCTATAGCATTTCCGCTTAATGGTGTATTTGCTACCCCATCAGCACTCATTGCTATTGTTTGTGCTCCTGACAATTGACAAATAGGTATTTCAATTGTAGCAGTTCCTATAAATCCAGATTTACCAGTAGTATCACCAGAAAGATTTGCAGTAATATACAATCTAACTCTTTCAGGAACAAGATTAGATGGAATTATAATACTTTGTGCAGAGTTCTTTGTTTCAAGGAATGTTACGCAAACAACTGTGCCATTTGGAATTGTTCCAGAACTAGAAGTTGCACTAAATGTTGCAGTTCCAGAAGTTACTGGTAATGTATAATTAGTACCATCATATTCAACCCATACAGATTGTGCACCATCCCCAGCAACTGCAATATCACTATTTGTTAATGTTGCGGGATAATTTGGATCAGTATTCAAATCACCAGCACCAGCAGTAATAGTTACTGTTCTGCGTGACCAAACATCGCCGCCAGCGACAATGTCAGATCCAGTATTTAATGCGATAAGTGGTAGTGACCATTGTGTGTCAGTGATAGTCACAGACAACGCACTGGTATGGTAATAAATTGCTTGCAACGCATTACCTTGACCGCCTCTTACCTCTGTATTTGATGTGCTAATTTCAATTCCTGAATCTAGCAATGTTTTACCAGTAAAGACAATGTCATTGTCTTGCATAGCAACTACATTACCAACACCAAATAAGAATTTTTTTTGTAAAGCCATATTTTTTCTCCTTTTTATTTTATTTTATTTTTCATTTCCTCAAGACCCATCATTGCATCTTTATATTTTTCTTCAAATGTTTTATCACCTGCCATATAATGCTCAATTGACTGTCTATCTTTTTTATCCATTTCAAGACTAAGCAAGGTCATAATTTCGTAATGCATTATTTTATCTACTCTTTCAAGCAAACGAGAGAACGACCTAATTGTCATCTTGACTACTTCATCTCTTCTATAAGATGATTTAGCCACTACGACATTTATTTGGTCCTCAAAACTACACATTTTAACCTTGCTTTGTTTTATCTTGTATTCTTCCATTTCTTTATATGCCTTTAAGACATCAGGGTGAATTGTTTCATCTGGCAACTCAATTGCGTTTTGCTCTAATATGATTTTCCGTAATTTATCAAAATCTTTTTCATTGAATGATTTATCTTCTATTTTTAATATGCATTTTTGCAAATTAATTTCAATGGTGCATTTTTCAACGCCATCTTTGATATATTCTTTAGGTTTTTTTAATATTATAAGCAAAAGTTCGCCTAATTGCACAAGATGATGGGTTTCACCCTTTTCGGTAGCCAAATAACATAAATATTTAAAGTATGACATTGAAATCGCTTTCAAGTCACCAGAAACTTTATGTGGCAGAACTAAACATTCTACCAATAAATGAAAATATAAATATAAATCAACCTCGACTGGATAAAGTATCAATTCTTTGAATGGAACGGGATAATCATTTGCATAGAATACTTTCAATAAAGCCTCATCATCATTCATTAAATGATAAAGTTCAACTATTTTTTTATAATTGTTTAAGTTTTCTAAATCCATAATACACCACTCTATAAAAATACAGAAAAGATGCACCATCTTCCTGTATAGTTATTATTCATTTGTTGTCTATACGAACCCGTTTTTCTACCAGAACCATTCGCCGATGCCCTATTCATAAACATTTTTGAATAAAATCCACTTTCTGTAATAGTCGCACCATTTAATGTTTTCGCTAATTCTCTAAAAATGGCGTCGCTCCTACGAGCAACACTATTATATGGAGCAGTGAAAATATCTTGTTTGTTTGGGACTACTATTTGAAAATCAATGTTTATATATGCACGATAACTATCAATAGGTACGATATCTCCAATTTCAATACGAACTTGTGGAATTGCTGTGCTAAACGCCTCATCAATTACTGTTTGAAAAAGAATGTTTTTATCGACATTGTTGTTTACTGCATAAGGGTCAACACAAATCATACTTGCTTTTTGAGAACTTGTAAGATTTGGCTGTGACAATGGCAATACATTTGGTTCAATGTAATATAATAATTTCCAAAAATCTTCATTGTTATCAAAAAGATAATCAACTATAACTTTTGTAGCAGTATCAATTGCATCATAACGGTTATAATTATTTTCATTACAAATTGTATTATCCATAATTACCACCTCCCAGTTAATAGTATATTCATTGTCACGATTTCACTCGTTGTATTATTCGTACAAGTAACAACTAAAGGTATATTGCTTTCTAGAACATTAGTAATACTAAAACTATTGCCATTTATAATCGTAAGAACATAGTTTGTAGTTACAGTCGGTCCACTAGCAGTAATGGTAAATGTATTAGCATTTGCCACACCATTTATATATTTATAAATAGTAAACACTTGTATACTACTTTGTAATATCTTAGACATTTCTGGTAAGATTTTAGTTTCAGTGCCACTTGGTGTCAAGTTAGTATCATTAGAAATATTATCCGCAACATTATCATTTGCTTGTATATCAATTTCTTTCAATTTTAATGTCATATAAGTTTTGGATAAATGATTGTCTATTTGTGTAACTTGAAAAGTATGACCGTCGAACATAAAACGCTGATTGAATTTAATTAAACTTGTTTCAGCGTTTTGTTGAACTATTACCCAAAATTGTCCAGCAATCTGCAATACACCTTTATTTCCATCATCGAAATTCGTGCCAGTAAATTGTTTTGTAAAGACACAGTCCCATTCATATAGTTTAGTGCTGTCATCCGAATCGACCCATTTTAATACATTATTACATTTGCGAACTATAGAATGACTACTTGCCGATGTTATCTCGTTATAATTAACGGTTATCCAAGTAAAATCATCAAACTTATACATTTTCCCAAGTTCTTGTGGGTGATCATAAGTTTGAAAGATTATTTTCTTAGTTTCTTTTGCAAAATTTTCAGTTAATCCACTAGAAATAGCATGCGTAACTCTCACTCCAACATTTTGGTATGTAGTACCGCCATTCGCTATTTGCTCTTGAATAACCTTATAATCAGTTGCATAAGTAAATCGTTCATCAATTATATCTTGATAAAATTCTTGTTTGTTCTCGGCAACAGTTTCTGTATAATCGCCTTGAGAAAGACTTACAACTCCCAATATTTTTGATTTATTATTGCTCATCCACCGCCTCCCCAAAGTCGCTAAACATTTTTTCAAGTAAAGAAATCGCATCAAAGATGTGTCTTTTTACAAAATTGTGTTTAGTTTCCGTGTCAAGCGGTTGCGGTTCAATAATTGCAGTCAATGTTTCAATATATTGGCAAAACTTTCTATGTTTTTGCAATTTTATTTTTTCAAACGAAATCGCTCCGCATATTAAATCTTTTACCTTTTTTTGAAATGTTATAAATGGTTGTTGTTCGTACATATATAATAATGAAAATGTTCGACTTTTTAATTCTTCATTATAAAGAAATAGTGAAATCTTGTCTATTGGACCATAAATTGTTTGTATCATCATTATAGCCCCCTAAACTTTGGTCGCCAGTCAGATTTTGATAATTCTCTCTTGTACATTTCCTCAAAGTGTTTTACCCAATCTACTTTAGCATTTTGGGTAGGACCTATTGCGTTCTGTTTGAAATCGGTATCATTTAAACTGCGATCAATATCTAATTGATTATTATGAATTTGCATTGCCCATGCTATACAAGTTGCCATGCTTAATAAAGTAATATCTTCTTTAGTTAATTCACCCAAGAAAACACTGTCATTATACAAATTAACATCTATTATATTGCCTAAAATAGGAGCATCTTCAAAAACAATAGCATTTGTCGCTGAATCATAAGTATAATTAGTAACAATTACATCATTAATTAAAACCTTAAATATGGTATCATCGCCTACTGTAAACGAAACAGTTAGAATAAAAGAATCGGTTGTGCCATCGCCTTCAAATTGTTGACTTTCAAAAACAGCATCTTGCACATTTGAAACCCTAATATAAGTTTCCTTATTTGGATTATAATAAGTAATTGCAGTTTGCACATAATTATTCATTATAATACTAAAATTCTGCAAATCACTATTTTGTAATCTCGAAAGACTTGGCGACTTTAACATCGACATTGCTCTCGTATATATTTCTATAAAATTAGTTGCCAAGTTTACACCTCCAAAACTTATTATTTATCTATTTCTGACAATTTACTTAAAATGTATTCGTATGTGCCAGTTTTTCCATCGATACTATCTTTTTTAGACAATTTATTTAATGCTTTTATTTTGTCTATAAAACTTTCATCAACTTTATCTTTCTTAATTTCGCCAACGATATATGACTTTAACATCTCTTTTTGGAATGCTTGTAAACTTGAATAAAGTTTTTCAACACCCTTTATATCAAGTGTGTCAAATTGTTTAATACTTTCCATTGGCTTGTAATTAATAGAATCAACATCAATTCCATTTTCTCGTAGCATATACATATGATCTTCATCAAGTGTTAATGCCCCTCGTTTAAAAGTATTGTTGTATTCATTTATTAATAAAATTGCGTCCGACATTGAAACTGGTACTATTTGTCCATAATAAGTGAATTTTATAATTCTACCATTTTGCAATTTAAACATAGCTTGATGACAATCTTCTAGTTGTATGACCTTAACCATATCTAAAGATGGTTTGTCGTTTTTTAATGCTTTAAGTGCATCTAGTAGATCATTATTGCCAACAGCACTCCCAGATTGAGTTATCTCGTTGATATTTTTCTCACTCATTTGTGCAATTGCCTTGTTTTGTTTTGCTATAATCTCGGCTTGTTCCTTTATCTGTGCTTGCATTTCATTTTGCATAATAGTAAATTGTTTCATTAAATTTTCTGCATCAAAAGTTGCAGTTTCTTTCTTTGGCGAACTTTTAGTTATTTCGCTTGCCACTTGTTCGATAGTTTCAATATTTGTTATTTTTTCCATAATTCAATTTTCTCCTTTAATTCCTTTAGTGGATACATAGAGAGCAAAAATTTTGCCCCCACCCCACAATGTTATTTTGTTTTTTATTCTTTTGTAATAAGTGCGATAATAGTATCATATACATAATCAACACCTGCTTTGTATGTCAAAGAAGCTCTTTCTGTTTTGTCACTAGTTTCTATTGATGATAGTGAAACTTGGAACAAATCGCCTTCGAATACAGTTTTTACTGGTTTAGCATTTACAAATGGCATTACGAACAATACATCGTTTCTAAATAAGAAAGATGGTGTTCCCGCAGATGTATTGCTGTTGATTGTTGTTGGATTGATAAGGTTGCCAATTTTAACTACTGGTGAACCAGCATGGTTTCCAATATAACCAACTTTAACCCATTCTTCACCTATTCCTAGTTTAAAGAAATCGTTTGATGGAACTACTTCTCTTACTGCTGGCAAAGTACCTATAATTGATGCACCAACGCCACCATTCGCACCTTCAACTGCCATAGTAGCAAGGTCGATGTTTTCTGTAGTAAATCCAGTAAATTTGTAAGATGCTGGCACTTGTAATGCCATAGCATATAGTTTGTTGTATGCTTCTACAGTAAAGTAGTTAGCAAAACCTTGTCCTGCTTTGAAAAACATTTTACCAAAATCTGATTTTCCAGCAGCGATTGCATACCAATCGGTTGAGAATGATATGTTAAGACTTTCTGTTTCAACTGTTTTAGTTGTATTAAATTTATGTTGTTCTCCACCGAAAGTTACACCTTCTGCTGATTTGTTAACAATAAGAATTTCATTGCTTTCAACATCAAATTGTGCTGTATCGCCATACCCAATATTTTTAATTTCGTTGTACATTCCTGTAAACATACTTGTAACTGCTGGTGTAATTGTTGTAATTACAGATTCTATTATTTCGTAGTATCTTTCTCTTTGTGCAGTTTTTAATGGATTAGGTTTTTTGAAAAACTTTAATGTATCTTTGTTAAGTTCTAGTGTATCATCTTGGAATACATATCTAAACATTGCTGTTTCAAATGCCTTTTCCATAGTTGAATAATTTTCAACCCTTTCTGAGTCAAAGCCATAAGCTTTAAGTGCATTAGGGCATGTGTTACGGATGTGTGCTTCTGTTAAATCAACACCCAAAGCAACAACGGTTTCAAGTGCTTTATTTTCAGCGAAACCAAATGTTCTGTCTTTGTCTTGATAATTGTCAATACTAAATAATTTGTTCATTTTTTATTTTTTCTCCTTTTTATTCTTTTATTATAAACTTGTAACCTTGCATAGGTATTGATTTCCTTTGTTTGTTAAACCTGCAGTCAAAGGTAAAACTGCTTGAACTACCACTTCAAATCCAGAGCCAGTTGCTGTTCCGCCAGATGTCAATTCAAATAAGAAAGATGCGTTTTTGCCTGTAAGGTATTGTCCTGCTGTTGGTGCAGTTCCATCTACATTGCCATCAAATAGATAAAATCTATCATTAAGTGCAAGTTCTCTAAATCTTAGTCCTCTTGCGATGTCATAAGCGAATGTCAATGCTGTTAAATCGCTACCTACTTTATATGTGTTGCCACTTGCGTCTGTTACTTGAGGTACTTCAGCAGCATCTAATACATAAACTGAACTTGTGCCAGCACTTGTAAATTTTGCGAAGTTTTCCTCGTTTAAATCTTTTCCGCCATAAATATTTGCAGGAAGTGCAGTTGTGTTGTCTGCTCTTACTAATGCTCCGTTAGGGATTACATCAGTATCTGTCAATCCAGTAATAACACCTGCTTTTATTAAAGCAGCGTTAAACATTGATTGAAGTTTGTTTGTTTTAAAACCATAATTTGCCATTTTTTAATTTTCTCCTTTACTTTTATATTGATTAATAATTTTTTCAACTTCTTCTTTTTCGGTGCTTGCTAAGATAGGTTTTACACCACTTACAAAAGTACCGCTCAAAAAGTTTGATTTGTTGAGTTTGTATAAACTCGCTTGAACATTAGTTTCAAAGTCTTCTATGCTAGTATATTCTCTATTATATATTTTTGTATAAACTTCGCTTTTGAAGTCTTTACTAATGTTTTCTTTATCGGTCAAATCTTCGAACTTGCTAATAAATTCAGCGACATCTTTTTTGTATTTTTCGCTATCTTTTTCAGCATTAGTTACTTTTTCATCTGCCATTTTTTGTATTTCTTCGATTTTCAAATCTTTTGCTTTTATATCAGCATAAATTTTTGACATTCCTTTGGTCACTTCAACCATAACTGGTGGCATTTTTGCCATATCATCTGTTGTTAGTGAACCGCCGACTTTGAAAATAGTAAATAGTTTTTCAACTTTAAACATTTCCGCGTCAATTTCCAATTCTTTTCCATCCCCGCATTTATATTTGCTGGCATAAAATTCATTGTCTTTAATAAAAACAACATAAGATTTAGATCTAGAAACATAAGTTCCTCCAATACCTTCAACTGCCAAAGAATATTTTTCTTCTTCATCGTCAGTAGGAATTTCCTCATCTTCACTTTCTCCACTTTCATCATCTTGCATTTCAAGTAAGTTTTTAGAAAGTTCCATAATAGATTTTTCACTTTCCTTGATTGCATTTTGATTTGTTTCAAATTTTTCTTTTGTCGCTTCCATTTCTATTTTTGCTGTTTCTTTTTTGTCATCTTCGGCATATTCAAATTCGCCAATTTTGTCTTGGTACTCTGTATAAATACTTTTAGAATCTTCTTCAAGTTGTACTTTTCCCGCAAAAAGTGCAGATAACTTAGCAACAATTTCTTTTTTGTCCATTTTGCTTTTGTCCTCCTTTTCTTTTTTCATTTTGATAATATCGGGTTGATTTTGATCTACAATATCACCCCAATCATCATTGGCTTCTACTCCGAATAGTTTGTCCATACCGAGTAAACTCCTAATTTTATTAAGTTTAGCTCTTGCCTTGATAAAATATGGTTGTTCTTTTTCTTTCATTAAATATGAACTTGCGGCTTGAACACCATTTATATTTAAGACAATTTTGCCTTGCTTAATCTGAACAATGGGATATTTTAGTTTTTCGCTGGGTATATCCTCCCACCCATCCATTACTACCAAATAAGACTTTGGAATTATACTTTTATAATTTTTCGCTCTTAAAAGGTCATTTCTTAAATTAGTTTTACTTATTTCGCCCCAGTTATCATTACTCGCACTATCTTTCGATAAATCGATTGCTAGTTCTGGACCAGTGCCAAACTCATCTTGTTTTAAAAAATTTTGATTAATTTTACTAGAAAAAACTCTTATAAAATTTTCGCATTGCATTGTTTTTGAAAAATCAATAAGACTTAAATGTGCATCTGGAATTCCAGCATCTACTCCTATTATGGTAATACCCAACAGTGTAAATTTTTTGATAATCTCAATGCCTTTTTCATCTTTATAACTTTCAAGCACTCGAATTTCAACGCTAACATTGTTTGTGCGTTTCTTTTTAAGAAGTCGTACAGCCTCTCGGTTATACTCCGACCAAATCGCACCCTCAAATGTTAACCATTTCTTGCCTTTATAATCTTGTATACTTGCATTGCTTGGTAAAATCACACCAAGTGGTCTTTCGTTTTTCTCGCCGAGATAAGTATTATAAATTTCACCACTCATTGTGTCTTCGGTAAGGTCACTATCGTGTCCGCCAAAATCGCCCATTCCTACAGTTGTCGGTTTATCTTTGTCCCAACTACCTAGAATTGGTTTGAATTTATAATCTTCTTCAGCAATACATTGCTCCATACCACTTAGTTCGAAACTACTTTTATTTAAGTTTATTCCTTCTGAAATTGCAAAAAATCTTGTCTTTAAGAATTGTCCTTCATTTTCATTTTCAAAAGTAAAATTTTTGATAGGAATGGAATAAGTTTTTATTTCACTCATTCTTTACCCCCTACTCAGCACCAAATTTTTTCCAATCTGCTACACTTGCTGTGCCAATATTAATATATAAACCAATATTGTCTGCCAACAAACAAACACAAAGAGATCCAGTTGGTGCCAATGTAGTAGATATAGGAATTATTGTGCTAGTCAATAAGGAAACACCATTAATTGTTGCGTTTTTAATAGTCACATCATCAATTATTTGGTTTCCATAGACATCTGTATGGTAAAAAGTACCATTATCATAAGCCATAATCTACCTCCTTTTATTCTGCCGCAACAGTTACTGTAACTGTCCAATCTTGAGTAGTTGTACCATCTTGTGCTGTGATTGTATAAGTCTTTGGATTTGAACCAGTCGCAACACTAAAGTCTGCACTTGTTACACCACTTTCTTGTTCTACTTCACTAATAGTAGCAGTTGCATCCCCAGACAATGTAAATGTTGGTGTATAAGTTCCAATTGTGCTACCGTTCACTAAAACTACTGAAACAGTGTGTGCTTCGCTATCAATATCAACAATTTCTCCAACTTCAGCTAATGAGTATGCTGTTATGTCAGTTTCATCGTTAAGTTCAACAGTCACAGTTACAACATAATTTTTACCAACACCAGCCTCACTTGTTACTACATAAGTTACTGGACTTGTAAAGTTATTTGCAGTTGATGCACTAACTTGTATTAGTCCTCCAACTGTTACTACTGCATCTTGTGATCTAGTAAATGTTGCCACCAAAGCAGCTGGACTTGTACCATAAGGTACAGTAATTGCAATTGTTCCTAGAGTTGAATTTATTACACTTTCTCCAACTTGAGTTGGGATTGTAAATGAAGTAAATAAATTTCCAGTATCAATAGCATTTAATTCTGTCCAAACTGGAATTAAAGCAGTGCCAGTGTTTTGATATAGAGATACTATACCAGAACCCGTGCAAACATATAATGCACCTACTGGTGCCAATGTTCCAACTGTCGGTGCAGTTGCACCAGTTAACAATGAAACCCCCGTTCCAGAATTAGAACTTATAGTGCCATTAAGAATAGTTACTCCATCTATAACTTGTGCTCCACTTTCGTGATAAAATGTTCCTTTATCGTAAGCCATATTTTTTTTCTCCTTTTATTAAGTTTTTATATAGAAAAAATGTCTAACTTAATAGACATTGTTTTCCCGAAATTATTTAGAATTACTTGCTAGTTAAGTGTTATAAAGTCTTCGAAACCAGAATTAAAACTAGCCAAAATATTATCTTCATCATAGAATTTTAATGCTTCAATGAATTGAGATATTTGGAAAGTATAGTTAGGTTGTATATTTGTTCCTATGTGTCTGAAAAAGTCTTCAGAAGTTTTATCCATTTCTGAAATGCTTATATTTATTGCATTATCTATATTTTTTTCTATTTCCAAAAAATAATTATAAACATCTTGCAAGCACGCAATAGGATCTAAATATACTTTATCGTGTGCAATTACCGCACCACGAACTATCCTAACACCTCTTTTCAATGCAAACTCTTGTATTTTATCTGCAAGATTTGGGTAGAAGTGAGCAATATTTTTATGTATAAAATCTGCAAATTTTGGCAGTCTTAATTCTTTTTCAAGTGCATATACGCAATTGTCTAGCAATGAATTTGCTGTAAAACAACTATCGAATAATGATTGAAAAGCTTTTTCGGTACCTATTTTTGTTAATGACATCTTTATTTCTCCTTTTTTATTAATTTGTCGCCCACAAGTTTATATTGTGTTTTACATTTTGGGCAAAATCCATTTCTTGTATTTGGGTGTAAAAAAGTTCTTTTTACTTCAAAAATTATAGTTTCACCACAATCACATTTATAATCAGTTACTTCCATTTAACCTCCCTTCGTTTTCTTCCATACACTCTTTCGAGCAAAATGGAGAAAAATCTTTGTTTGTTAATTCGCCGCCACACTCTACACAATAATTTAATGACATTACATCTCTACCATCAGCGGTATTTGTGCCTTGACCAATAGAAGCATCTGTGGAATCGCTTTTTATATCGTTCTCGTTTGCAATTGGTCTGCCAGTCTTAACACTTATACTTTGGTTTGAATTAAATGCAGATTGCAAAACTTGTAATTTGTCATAAACTTTGCTTTCGGCAACTTCTTCTTGTATAGATTGTATATCATCAATTGTTAAATCGAAATAACTTAAATATTCTGGTAATAAATAATTTTGCCCAGTGGTCAATCCCTTCTCGACTTTTGAGAAATCGTTTTCATCTATAAATCGAGAACCTTTGATTTTGAATCTCCACTCAAATTTTAGTTTTAGTTTGTTTTCCCACCAAGTATTTATACAATTTTTAAACTGTTCGTACATTTTTTCAACATATGCCGATTCTAAAACTTGTTGTGTTTTTACTTGTGCGACATTTGGTTTATCAGTTGTTGAATTAAGCCCACCAACGCCAGCAATAGAATTAAATTGTTGTAAAGCATTTGTTACAATTGAACTATTATTTACAACATTGTCATCAAATTTGAAAAATTTATAATCTTGTGCTGGTGTAAGGAACAATTGTGTACCTTTCGGTGCAACTTCATTAAACATATTAGTAAAAAACGAAAATGCCTCTGTGCCCATAGCATAATTATCTGTCGAGATTGTGCCATTGCTATCTTTTGTCATAGGCAATGTTCCCATAACAACACCACTTAAAGGTAATTGTAAAAGTTCTTGTTGCAAATATGAATAATCTTGCAAATCCTTTGCTTGCAAAAATAAACCAATTGAATTTGGTATTTGATAAATTTGACTTTCATCTTGTGAAAAGACAAAACACTCATCCATAGGTAATGTATGCCAATAGAACCATTTATTATCTTGATAATACATCTCTGCATCTGCTGGCAATTTATTCGGATTTACAACTGGATTGTTTTTATCTTTTACCAAACCATTAAGTTCATCATAATATTTTTTAAATATTGGCGGAAACTGCATTGGGCTTGTACCCATTTGCCAAAAATAAGTAAAGTTAAAACTTACCGTAAATTTACTTGCAGTATTCCATCCAATTATCTTAAAATAATCACTTGGTATATCTTGCAAATAAACATAATCAAAATCTTTCGAGTTTTCAACTTTACTATCTCGCAAATAATACGCAACCTTTCCCTCTCTTTGCACCTTTAATACAATTTGTTGAAATGTTCTTTTGGGTTGTAATAAATCCACCCATTTAGACAACATTTTTCGCTCTTGTTTATATTCTTTGCTTTTAATATCTTTTGAATTGGTATATTTAGAATAAAAATAATTTCGATATGTCAATATATCAGCATACATATTATTTAATTTAAGTAATGGATAAATTGAAAACAATGAACTAGAAACCTCGCGAAGTGATTGTTCGTTTTCATTTGGCTTTGCCAATGCTTGTTCAATATTTGCACGATCTTTTGTAAATGGTTGCGATGAAACTCTTTTTGCTCTTTGATTTTGTACATAAGGACTACTTGTATAAGCATATCCTAATGCGGTTGCCTTATTACCCAAATCCTTGCCATCAAAAAATTTTTGCCATTGCTGACTAACATTTGCCATTGTAATGCTTTCTATTGATTGATTACTTGCACTTGAGAGTGTTTTGGTATTACTTTTTGACTGACTTGTTTGATTTCTCTTTTTCGACATTGTTTTCTACACCCCCATTTTTTTTATATATTTTTTCAGCTGTGCTTATTATTCCAGACATCGCATCTATTCTTTCTTGCAAATCTTGTTGTGCTTTGATAGATCGCTCCTTGAATTGTTCTTCTTTTATCCAATCAATTACGAATTTATTATCAATTTCTTGCTCAACACTTTTAACTGCACTCAACAATAATTTATCATTTTTGTTTATAATGTCTTCGATTTCTGTTAATTCTTTTTCAGAAAGCAAAACAATATTGCTTAAATATATAGAAAACTTTCCTAAATCTTTAAGCAAATCATAAAGCACTTCATATCCATCATTTTTGTTGATTGTGTTTATTTTATAAATATTCATAAAACATCTCCTTTAATTCCTTTGTGCTATCTACCAAAAAGTCCCCTTCTTCCAAAATTGCCAAATCCACTTTTGCCACCAAATCTAGACGATTGCCTATTTATGGTTGGGGTTGAAATAACAACTTGTTCTTTATAGTTAATTTCTCTTGTTTCTTTTACAATCAATGGATCTAAAACTATCTTAACAAAATAACAAACATATGCCAATGCTGTATATCTATCCTTTCGTCCATTTTTGGTTTCTATAAGTTTAACTTGATTTCCACTATATATAGGTTTTAGATTTGTCATTTCACCTTGTGTTTCACTTTCTTGATAATATGGCATCATAAACCAAGAAAATAAATCCATATCTTTTTTAACATCAAAATATTTTGCCTTTTCAAGTAAAAACTCCTCGCCATCATTTGGCTTGCATAACATCTTAATCATATCACTTTTCATTAAATCTCTAACCAAGAAAGCACATTCACTATTCATTGCTTCACTTGCCCACATAGGGTACACAATCGGCAATGCATCAATAGCTTTTGTCCTTTGCTTATAATCATCGTATTTAGAAATTGATTTATGGTACATACTTGTCATTGCTGGGTATTCTATCCCCCTTGTATTATCAACAGTAATTTCAGTCATTGCGTCATACACACCTATACCATTACCATTAGTATCTATAACGATATAGTTTGCACTAAAATCACACCATAACTGTTTTATTCTTAATGCTTGCACTAGAGTATTCTTACCACGCATTGTTTCTGTATAAACAAAATTATGCTGATAACCCTTTTTAGTTGGCATTAATCTATCTACTTTTATAATTGTATTATCATTGTTGCTACTTGCCTTCATAGCAATATCAACAGTTATAACTATTAACTCGCCATCTTTTTGCGGTATCGCCAATGGATTTTTATTCAATACATATCTGCTGAAATGTTGTGGATAATATGGTGTTTTTAGCATTCTGCAACTTTCAATAAGAGAATTTGTGAAAAATGTATCCTTATTTTCTCTAATAAGTGCATTTTCATATTCAATCGCAAAACTTTCTTCGCCTAATTTTATTCTTTCTTTTGAAATTTGATTTACAGTATGCATATTGTATCTCAATCCGATAATATAATCAGCAAATAAACATATGCTATCTTTGCCATTAACAGAATCTTTGATTATTTTTTTAATATCGTTATACCAAACTTCAGATTCTCTACCACTTGAAGAAATTGTTATTTCTCTTGGTTCTTCTGCAAGTTTAGAATATTTTGGATTTTTCAAGTATGGCACTTGTCTTGGGTGCTTAAATGGAGAAATAATAGAATCTATTTTTTCTTTATCAAGCAATCTCGCTTCTTCTTTAATTAAAAGAGTACAACGATTCCCTCTCGCACTTTCCCTTAAAGGAACAACGAAAATCACAGAACCATTATTAAATCTTATTTCCATATCATTGTTATTGTTTACAATGCTTTTTATTTCCTTGTTAACATTTTCATATTGCTCATAAAGTGGTCTTATTTTCTTGTCAATTATAATTCCAGCTTGTTTTTTACTTTCAGCAACTATTACAATTTCAGAGTTTGGGTATAAAACGCACCAAGCAAGTGCAAAAACACCACCTTTCCAAGATTTAGCAGTTCCACGACTTGCAATTTCTGCATAATTTGTATGTTGGCTCATTAAAAAAAATTCTAGTCTTTGATGTGGGTACAATTCAATGCCAAAATACATTTCAATAAATCTATGAATATTGTTTCTAAAAAAAATAATCCATTTTGTTTTGTTTTCAGTTTTTTGTGCTTGTGAAAGCAGTTTCACCACATTGTTTTTTACTTCCATATTCACCTACTCATCTATATCGTTAGAAGAATTTAGAATATCTGAAATATCAACACCATCACTATTAAAATCTTTACTGCCAGTTAAGTGATTTTTCTGTGCCCTTAATATGTCTTGTTTATCACGATTTAATCCATCATAATCAAAATATAGTTTTTTGTCTATGATATAATCTACTGGGTCTGTTAATTCCATAGTTGCAATATCAACTCCAAGAATTTTTGCATTTTTATCTTTATTCTCTTTTCTTAATTGTTCTGGACTGATTCCGCAAAGTTTCCATTGCCCTTGTAAAGCAGTCGCAACATCTTTATTTGCTGGGTCTGCTCTTGCCCTTAACAACAAAATTGCCAATTGTTTAAATGCATCAATTTCCGCTGGACTATTAGCACCAAAAGAATCTGTATATTCTTTGAGTTTATTTTCAAGAAAAGTATAATCTTCATCGCTAAACTTTCCCCACTTAATTAACAACTCACCCTTTGAATCTACCAATTTAGAGTTTTGCATATTGTTAAACCTAATATCAATTTCGGTATTGTCAAATCTAAATGATGAAGTTCTATTTTTTAATCTAATTTGTTTCCAATATTTCGTGAATGGAGTATCGCCAGATGGGTATTGTTTTATGTACTCAATCATTTCGGACACGCAACTTTCATCATATTTAAGATCTAAATCTTTACAAATTAAAAAAAGTGCTTTATAATAATCACCATAAACAGAAAATTCTTCTTTCAACATTCTATTTACACAAGTTGTACAAACTGATAAATAACCATTGCTATCTATTCTTTTATTTGTTGTAGACATAAATTTTTCATAATCTAAAAGTTGACCGCATTTGCGGCAATAACTAAACTTGAATTTCATAATTTCTTTAAGTTTTTCTTGTTTAATTTTACCGACTAATTTACCATTCAATGTAGATACATCTACTTTCTTTGTTTCTTCTACAAGTTCGCCTCGTTCTTTTTTTACTAACTTGGTTATACTAATCTTATGCTTTGCCATTATCATCACCGCCTTGTTCACATTCAGTAATATAACCGAAATCAACATTAGATTTTTTGATTATCGCTAATCTAAACTTTGTATGTGCTTTGCATTTTAGCATAAACCAATCTTTTCGTTCTACCCATTTACCAATTGTGAAATCGTATCCTCGCTTTTTACAAACTCCCAAATACAAGTCTATAAGTGTGTTTAATCTTACAATTTGATTTTCTTTTATAATGATTTCCTCAATTTCTTCAATAAATATTTTTAATATGGTATCAATATCAGAAAAAGTCAACCCCTTATATTTGTTAACAATCCTTTTAGCAATATCCGCCCTTGAGTATATAGTCTTATCATTTTTTAATTTTTTTTCCTTTTTTTCCATTTCCAAAACTTCCTTTTTATCCAATTTATCTCTCTATGCTATATATATCTGAACTCCCTTTCTATTCCAATATATGTAAAAACAAAATTTGTTTGATTTTATATAAAAAAAACAGTCGTTAGAATAAATATTCATAAGACTGTATAAATATACATTTTTATTATTATGTTATATATTATATATTAAAAAATTTTAATTGTGAAAATATAAAAATTTTTCATATTAATTTGTTTTACATATTCTGAATGTGGAAAAGTTAATTAGTTTTTGATTTCCTTATTCTATCTTTTTCCAATCTTATTTCTTTCGAACATTTGTTGCAATATTTTTGATTGTTGACCTTTTTCTCAATTATCTTACCACACCTTTGACAAGTTATCGGATTTTTAATCGTTAATTCATCGAAATATTCAATCATATTTTCGCCCACATCAAAAGTCTTTACCGCTTCGCCTATATTTTTTAAGCATAAAATATCATATTTCAAAAGCGGTTTCAAATTTACTTTTATAAAACCATAACCATTTAACTTAAAAAGAAATAATTCTTGTTGCTTTCCAGTCGCTTTAACCCCAGCAAGTTTGAAGATATCACTTAATTTCATTGCATTGCCATTATTCAAATAAATGTATGTGTTATTTTTCCATTTAGCAATACACATTATTATAAATAATACTTTTTGCAAATTTTTATCTTCTATTTTAGATATGTCGTCAATCTCTTGCCTAAAAAATGTGATTTGTTTATTTGTTGAAAATGTTTCATGTGAAACATTTAGTAATTTAACAACAGATAATAATAAGTTTTCATATTTGACTGGGTTAAATTCACTATTCCATTTAGTGCAAAATTTTGTCAACTTATCAATTATCTCGTTTTGTGATACATTATCTATTTCAGCCCAATGTGTTGCCAAAATAATCAAATCTCGCTTATTTATATATTTTTCAAATCCGCAACTCATAAGTTTATCATAATGTGTTTCTTTATTAAATATTATCATTTATATACTCCTATAAATTTTGTTTTTACAATTCCAAGTCCTCAAGACACTCAAAGTCATCATTTGCCAAATCTTCAAACACATTAAAATCATCAAAATCATTATTTTCAATTTCTTTATCAGAATCTATTTGTTTGTTTTTCTCTAAATCCAATTCTGCCATTTTGTATTTATCTCCCAAATATTCAAAATCACCATCTTCGCATTTTTGCGGTAGCATTACTTTAGTGTTTTTTAATTGTAAATTTTGTAAAATACCAGCACCGAAACAATCCCAACAAAAATCTTTTTTCTTTTTTGGCATTAAAGAATAACATAAATAAACTGCCAAATTCGCCAATTCTTGTATATCGTTACTAATTTCAACCAAGCACTCATTTCTAATTCTCTTGTAAAATTGCTCGTATGTATGAAATTCACTTGTTTTTAGCATTTTACTTTGCTTAAAATCATTGTATTTTTGTGATTTTTCTTTTATTTGCTCTAATTTAATTTCATCTATCGGTATGTCAGTATTAAATAATATATTAAAAATTTTAGAATTATCACAAGTTTTATTTTGCTTTTTAACTTCTTTTAACTCTTTTTCCATATGCCTACAAAGTCTATTCATTATGCCATTAGTTTCAAGTAGCGGATTTTTTTGGTCATAATAGGCTTTTGCGTTTATATATTCTTGCGTTTTCTTAATATTATTTGGTATTTCATTGAATTTTATACCCCACATACTTTGAGAATACCTATTAAAATCTGCCTTGAACTCTTGATACTCTCGATTTCTTTTAGAATAAATATGTCGCATAAAATATGGTCTTTTATCAATCACAAGTTTATTATCAAATTCAATTTCCTTAATCTCAAGTTCTGATAAGTTTTCTTTTTCTTCTTCGCTAATTTTATGATACTTGGTCCAATGCTTAAATATAGGTTTTTTGGCAATACCTTTTTGACTATCTATCTCAACACTTTGAAGTTTACAACATAACTTACCCCTTGTTTCTAATTCTTCAAACTCCGCAGAATTTTCTTCGTATTGACTTTGCATTTCATATATAGTCGTGGAAATGTTTGTAATATATCCAATTTTTTGATTAAATCCTAAAACATCAACTTTGTATAATTCATTATTAATAATTTTGCATTTTTGTGCCTTTTGCGGTTTATATGTAACGGGTATATTTGAAACATTTAATGCCATAATTGTACTCCTTATGTATTTATTTTATTTGTATCTACCCTTAATCATCATAGGGTTATCGGTTGTATATAAAATATCAAAATCAAAATCAGCACCGCCAGCAAGTAGACAATCAACTCCCCACACATTGAAAATAATTCCACTTTTGATATATTTATACCAATATTCAGTTTGCTCGTTTTTAACGAGTGGCAATAAGTTAACTTCACTTCTCCAAGTTAATGGCGACCTTTGTGCTATTACTTCGCTTACACCCTTTCTATTCCAATAATTTGAATAAAACTCTCTATCTTTTAATAACCCAGTTATTTCCATACCAAAAATATGCTGGCAATACCCATATGGATCACTAATTAATACTTGAAAATTTGACTGCATTAATATTTTGCCTATATATGTCTGCCTTATTCTTTTGTTTAGACTATCAACAATTCTATTGTATATATAATTATCCTCTATCAATTCTGGTGCCAATAGCAATGCTTTTGTAAAATTGTCTTGTATGTTATCCCACTTATCTTGTAAATCTTCTTTTTTTGCATTTTTCCCTAGCAAATACAATTCCATATTTTCTAAACTTCCGCCCATTACACCGTTCATCCAATCAATTGTCGGTTGGCACAATTCAAATAAATCATCATTATTCAAGTTCAATACTTGCAAAAATTGATAGTTACTCCTACAAAAATGTTTTTCATCATCTTCTTTGGGTGCAATTTTAGTTATTCCCCAATTTATACCACTTTTTATAAGTTTTCCTTCATAATCTTGCCAACTCTTATATGCCGACCACATCTTAAATTGACTTTGTGAAATAATAATATCTATATTATCAATATTCACTTCATTGCCATATAAATCTTTAACAATATTTTTATGTGCTATTTCTTTTGAAAATTTATGAAAATCGAAAACGCAACACATACCCTTTACCCATACCGAACGAATACAAAAAGCCGATGTGTTATACCCTAATTCTAGTTCGTTGGACCATTTTTCTGCAAATTCTGGACTTATTAATCCCATACCATCCCAAAGATTAAAATTAAGTTCTTTTTCTTGTCTAGTTATTATATCTTGCTTGCCATTTTCTGACTCATCAACCCAATCAACTGTCTTTGTCATTTGTATCTCTTTGTCTGGCACTACACAAACTCTTGGGGTTGACACTCTTATACTAGAACTTGCAGTTAGTGCAAAGTAAGCAGAATATTTCGCCGCAATTATTTCAATATCCATATTACAACCGCACTGAAGTATTTCATTTAATTCATTATGTATCGCACTAGATACAAATATGCTTCTATTTGTCCTTGCTTGACTAGCACCACACAATAAACGAACAAAATGCACACCATTTACATAAAAACCATCACGACCTATTTTTTTATAAGATACCTTTTTCGATGTCGTTATTGAAATATAATCTGGTATAAATAATTGTCGCATTATAAAGTTATTTATTTCAGCGATTCTGTTTCTATTAACTGTTGAATTTTTAAGTTTTGTTATTTTTTTCTTTTCCAATAAATAATAATCTAGCATAAACCTATCAAATGGATGCTTTGTAACCCTTCGTATTGCCCTTAAAACTTCACTGTCAGCAAGTGCAATAAGTTCTTCGTTTTGTTGTGCCTCTAATGGAGTAATATTTATATTAAATTTGCTATTTTTAAGTCTATCGTAAGTAAAAGCCAATACATTGAATTGTTGCAATTTTATCATTTAACCACTCCTAAATTTATATATATTATACACTAAAACAAGCGATTTGTCAAGCAAAAAGAGCAAAAAAAACACCCAAATGGGTGGAATACGACTTATATGGAATAGCCAACGCATATCCCCAAGTTTTTTTATTGGTGTTTTTTGACTCCCTGTTTATACTCACTAGCCCTATTTGAGTTGTAAGAATTTTGTCCTACAATATACAATATGCTTTATCTTAAAAAAAAGCAACCAAAAATTTTATAAATCTTCCAAATTTTTTATTTTTGTGTCCTTTTTCACCAATCCGATATTATCATATTTCCTTTTTTCAGTCAATACAATTTTGCCTTCAAAGAAACAATCAATTAAATAATTAAATGCTTCCAACCTATTGATATTATATTTATTTTCAATATATTCTGCTGCTTTTATGCAATTTATTTCGGTTAGTCCAATCCTATTTTGCAAACTTGATAATTTATAATTTATTTGCCAAGAATTTTGTTTTGTAATTTTTGATTCTTTAATTTTTGTCATTATTTATGCCTATCCCTTTTCAATGTCATATTGTTGTTGTCTTATTTGAACGCAAGAATTTCGGAATTTGTTTATTATTTTATCTATATTTTGTCGACTGCACCCTATATCACTAGAAATTTCCACACAAGATTCCCCACCAATCCATTTGTCTATAATAGGTTTATGTACTAAAAATTTATTATCTTTTATAACTTTTGAATATATTGTTTTAGCAATACAAATCTTACTATTGTCTATACTTTTATTATCTTCTAAACAAATATCGTCGTTGTCAAATGCCTCTATACTTAAATTACCTACATGCCTTCTTTCTCTTCTGATAGTATAATACATTTCTCTTTTTATGAGTGTTATAGCATATTTTATAAAAGTTTTTTCATCTTTACAAGTTTCAACAGCCTTTAACAAAGCAATCGCACCATCTTGCAACAAATCATCTTTTAACCAGTGATATTTTTCGAACTTCTTATTATAAACATATCTTACAAGTTTTATATTACTATTAAAATCAACCATTCCATACGCTCCAAATAACCAATATAATTTCTTATATCTTGTTATTATTATAGCACATTTAACCGCAAAAGTCAAATGATTTTAACTTAATTAAAAACACCACCATTTAAGGTGGTGGTTTACTGGCAAGAACATACAAACTTGCCAAATAATATTTTTTTGGGAATTTTTATATTTACTTGTTAAATGTTTATCATAGGAGGGTATGTTTTTATTTCGGGGAGAATGAAGGTTCTAGAACTCCCCATTAGAACTAAACAATATATAATTATTATCTAATTCTGAAAATATTATAGCATATTTTAGTCAATTTGTCAAGCATTTTGTAATATTATATCTATTTTTGATGACTATCTTTTGCTATTATTCCGCCACAATGTGGACAATGCGTTCCATATAACTCTACACCAATATTGTTTTTTGAATTTTTTACAACTTCTTCTTTCTCTGCTAGTTGTTGTTTTAGTTGCTTAATTTCTTTAACATAATCTTGTTTCATACTCCAACAATATTTTTCCCAACGATCATTTAATTCTTTAACTTCTTCTAAACTTTTAAATTCGTTTTCTTCCATAAAGTCTTCATATTCAGCAAGTTTTGGTACTATGTACTTCTTGCAATATTCACTATACTTCAAGTCCTCTTCTTCCCATTTAGGTGTTATTACTAAATACACTATCCCATATTCCAATGTTTGTGTTAATCTTTCCATTATTATATCCCCTTTTCTTTTAATATTCATTTATGTCATTTGTTTGAAAACTAATTATTTTATTGTTTGGAGTTAAATAATATAATATTGGATTAATACATTCTTCATATAAAGAATACCCTAAAAATCTTGGTTCATAATTTGATTTCACATAAGGTGCAATAAAGTCTAAAAAATTATTTATATTATCATCATAATTTTTGAAATCACAATCTATATGTAAAACAAATTCATTATTTTTATTTATTACACTACAATATTTAATTTTAGTATTGCTTGTACCAGTAAAATAAAAACTATTATTATGTGGTGCAAAATAATCACTATTGAAAAATTTATGATTTGGCTTTTTTAATTCTCCACAATTAATTTTTTCTTCACCATTATCAATAATATCAATTATTATTTCTTTTATTATTGTTGGTGTATTTCTTTTTATTGGTAATATAACATTAAATTTTGTATACATTCCCATTTGTTTTTCCTCCTATATTATTTCTACTTAATTTTTTTAATTTCTGCTAGTTGTTGTTTTAGTTGCTCGTTTTCGGTTTGTAAATCTCTTTGTTTTCTTACCACTTTTCCTAAATTTAACAATTCGAAAAATAAAGATATTGCTTCATCGGTATTTTTTAATGTTTTAGGACACCAATAACAAAGTTCGTTTAAGTCAGTATTTGTTTCATCTATTCCACCCAAATCTCCGCCATTATCTTTATATTCTTTATATGATTGCGACAAAGATTGACATTTTCTTTCTTTAAGTGCTTTTTTAATTCTTCCAACAATAAAACCGCTTTTATCTCTGCAACAACAACCGCCTTCGATTGTTTCTATATAATTACCAAATATAGTATCCATAATTTCTTCCGCATTAAATAAAAAGTTATTATAAAAACCATAATCATCAATTTTACTTGTCAATTTTGTTAAAATTGTCTTTAAAGTTTCTTCTAAACTTTCTTTCTTATCTTTCATTTTACTCCTCCACTTTCTCAAACCATTCTAATAAATTTTTGTCATCTTTCTGAAAGAAAATATATGGATATAATTTACCATAACTTATTGCAATAAATTTATATATCTCATCATAGATAGAGTATTCTTCTCTTATTTTATTATTTAATTCTTTTATTTCAAAAATTTGTCCTTTTTTTGCTAATATGGGATATTCATTTTTACCATTTATAATATAATTTATATCAGAGCAATCACCAGCATCTTCATCCATATATATTGTTCTATTTAGTTTAAATTTTTTTTCTTTCATTTTTTACTCCTTAATATATTATATCTGCATTGCAAGCAGATACTTTGTTTTTGCATTTTTTACATTCAAACCAACCTAAAAACTCTTTGGGATCGTCGTTTTCTTCAATGTCTTTTTTTGAACTTTTTACAATAACAGCTTTCATAAAACAACCACATTTATCACATTTGCATTTCATTATTAACTCCTTTATTCTTCATTCTCACTTATTCCTTCAATAATTATTTTTATATCTTTATTAATTAAACAATCTTTAGATTTAATTATCGCTTGTATTAAATCATCAATATTGTTATATAATTTAGTCCAAGCGAAATATTCTTCATTTCTTGTTTTATTTATTTTTCTTAATAATATTTTCATAATCTATTCCTCCACTTCTTCTATTAAGTCTGCTTTGATTAAATATATTATATAATTTTCTATTGGCCGAGAGTCAAAGTCTACATTCAGTCCAACCTAAATTTTCTTTACTCATCCATCTCTCCTTTTGTAAAATCGTTTATCGGCAAGATTGCCCTAACTATATTTCTTTGACTTGTTAAAACAAAGTACTGTGTTCTCATTTTTGTTCGGTCAATTTTTTCTATTTTACCTAAAAAATTTTCCCTGTAACCATTTTTGTAATCCTTACAAGTTTCGCCCGCTTCTATAAAATAATCATCAAAGCTCGTCCCAAAATCAGCAATTTTATAATCACTCATATCATCATCTAGTTTTAATTCTTTACCAATTTCAAAACTGGGGTTTCTAGTGCTTAAAACATAATAACATTTTAATGCTTTCATTTTCTATCTACCTTTTATTTATTTTTTTTGCAATTATATTACAATTAATTTCGTGAGTTATTCAATATATGCCAATGTCATAAATATATCTGATGGCACATTGTCTTGCCATACAAAACTATTTTGAATTATATAATTATTATATATGCTTGCTGTTGAATTTGCTCTAATTTTTGCATTATTAGCCCAACTTACTTGTTCCAAATCAGTGCTGTCTTTATATTGTAAATATACATTTTTATCTATATTGTAATTAGCGATCATTGCTCTACAAGTATTTTCAACTTCTCTTTGATTCTCGTATGTGTGTTCATCTACCTTATTAAGAGCAAACATCCAATCATTCCAAATCGCCCTTCCCGTTGGGGTCGCTGCAAAAAAGATTGTTGTAGAAATTATAATTGTTGCCAAAATAGATATAAATATTGTCCAACCCTTACTCATCGTTTTCCCCTCCGTTATCAATTACCAAAATAGGATTTTCTACTATAAAAGGAATATCACTATACAAGAAATCACCTGTCCATTCAATGTATTTCCCATCTGGTGTAAAAAAGAATATTCCATCGACATTTGTCCCATATGTGCCATCGGTGTCTGGCATTTCGATATTAATTGCCCAATCGCTAGCATATTTATACCAATCGTCTGGTGTCAACCAACTATTTAAACTAGATACTTTGCCATCAACTACAAATGTCCCTAATATTGCACCACTACTTGCAAATAAAACAATATATCCTAGCGGTCTTGTTATTTGAAAAGGCAATGTCATCGCTTTTTCTCTTTGCCCATTTACCCAATATGCTCTCTTTATTAAATTATATCTTTCAAGCGAATAATTTAAGTCTGTTGGCGTGGGTTGATTTTCCGCCATTTCGTTTCCAATATCAAATGTGTTTTGAATATCTTGTGTTGTTGAGCTTGCATCACATCCAAAAAAAACAAAAGCCAATGGGATTATCAATATCATTAATAATATGTTTTTAAATTTTTTCATCATTTTCTCCTTCTTTATAACTGCCGCAAACTTTGATTAATAATCTGCTTTATATTGCCATCTATCGAAGTGCTCGTGCAAGACGGTCCATGCAATAATGGATTGTACCAACTTGGCGTATATGGACTTGCTGGAATTGTGGGCGTGCTTGGCAAAATAATATGCTCGTGCTGTATCGTGGTGTTTTTCCCCGCATTGTATCCTTGATTATATGCGTTTTTTAGCATCTGCCTAAGCTCTTGCTCTGTGAGTGTGATCTTGCCATCTTTGTCCATCGCGACAATTATCGGTTCGTAGTCTTCGTTCATTTCATTTTCTCCTTGCCCTCAGTATAGCATACCTATTCGCATTTGTCAAGTAAAATTTAATTATTTTTCGCCTTGAGCAAAACTCTTACTTGCCCTTGTGGTACAAATACGGCACCACCGCGAACAACACGCCCATTATAATCCCCAAAATCATCGCACCACCTCTGCCACAGTGTACCATAAATTTCGCCATTTGTCAAATCGTTCGTGTCGTGAACCACTACTTACAGTGCCTTATTATTGTCGCCATCAATAAATGCATAATACTTTCACCGTAAACCTTAACCACACCAATATACAACATATACATCGCCTTTTATAGCCGTCTCGTGCAAGGCGGAGTGTGTGCGGAAAGGTGCTTATGCGAGTTGGCGAATTTTTACCAATCAAAAAAATGTAAACCAGCCCCCCCCCTCCACAAGTCAATAAAATCAAAATGATTATTATAATAGTGATTATCATAATGATTATGTCGCTTTTAACCGCCAAATCCCCCCAAAACGCCATAAATCAACCAAAATATCAATATGTTGATTTTTATCATTAAAAAAAACAAAATCAGAACGAAATCCCTCAAATTTTGAGGGCGGAACTCTTCCGCTGTCCGCGTTTCCATAACAAGCAAAAATTTTGTAAAGTGTTTTCACGCATACCGCTATCCCCTTATGCCCTTATGCCTTTATGCCTTTATGCCCTTATCCCTTTATGCTACTCTTTATACTCCCCTTTATTCTTTCATATATACTTTCATATATCTATACTATTATAATCTTATACTCTTATTGTTTAATACCTTTACTTTGTTATAATATTATATCATTATATATCTTTATATCTTTATGCTCTTATACTCCCCTTTTTATTCTTTCATATGTTTATATGTTTACGCCTTTATTATGCTATTATACTGCAACGCTATTGCTTTATTACTCTATTGCTATACTATTTAATTGTAAATTTATATTTATATCAATAAATAAAAAAATAAGAAATGATAAATCAATGCCGAAAAAATTTCAATAATGCGGAATATATCAACCAAAATTTTTTTACTATTGTTGTTATTATTATTATATCATTATATAAAAGCACGAACGCAAGGCAATCAGGGGAACGACTGCAAGCATCAACCTTATTTAATCAAGACAACGCGAAAATAAATACAATGCTTTTTATATCTCTTTACTTTATACCATTATAAAAAAAACATAGACAAGGACGGCGACAAGGCAAGACAACCAAAACCACAACCGCAAAGATATAGCAATCACAAGCAAGGGCAAGGAATACAAAAACACAATACCGACAAGATTTTTATATTTTGCATAATTAAGATAATAACCGCATATAATATATTACCAATAATAAAAAAAAGAAAATCAGGGCAAGCGGATTTTTACAACGAAAAAGCGAAAAAATGCGATTTTTTAGAACATTTGTTTGATGTTTTTTGTTATTCTTTATATATAAAAAAAGATTTTTCAAGCGGGTTTTTATTCGGTATACTGTTTTTTAGGCGTTTTAAGGGGCATTTTTCAATCTTTTACAATATTCAAATACTTTGTCAACTTACATATTAAGACCGCAACAATGCCAACAAAATCACAAAATAAAGGCACAATACAATGATTATAAAGTTTTTATAATATCAATATAAAAATAAATAAAAAAAACTTTTGCAATTTGTAAAAATCCTTGTTTTTTATATTACATTATGTTATAATAAAATTAGTTAAAAGGAGATTAAAAAAATGAAATTTAAAACAACACAAAAGGAAATAAAAAACAACTATTCAAAAATCATCGTATGCGGACATTGTCAACTTGGTTATCTGCTTCGATATGAAAGCCCTGA